GATGAATTTCCGCTTGCCGTAAGGGAATTCGCGGCTGCTGCCCGTGACTACATCCGTGACTATCTCGCCCTCGACGGCGGCGATCTGCTCCTGGAGCAGCTCGATCTCCCGCTTCAAATAACGCACCTGCTTCAGCTCCTGCCTTGTCATTCGCCACCCCTCCCCGGGATGAACTCGCCGATGGTGAGGAATGGCCGGGCCTCGCGGCGGCGGAATTTATAGGTCATGGAGTAGCCCCCTTTACAAATAGCTGTTGTTGTCCGGCGTCTAGCTTGCCAACCTCATTCCCCCACGCGTCCCAGCCAGGCGCAATCTGCCGGGCGAATAGTTCGATCCTCGGGCCGTAACTCACTTTTTCGATCATCTGCCGCATCTTCTCCGGCTTTTCACTATGCCGTCCCTTCGGCGCGAAGAACCCTGTTACTCCTTGCTGCCGCTTGCCCGCTACGATTTTATACGGCAGCTTGCCGCGGACTGCGAATAAACAATGTTCAGTCATGCCGCGGAAATACTGCCCCAGGCCCATCCTGTCCTTGATCCAGGTGATCGTTGTGATGTAGCGGAAGCCCCAGGCCGCCATCACTTCAAAGGCCGCAGGCAAGTAGTTATTGGTTGCCCACAGGTAAAGATGGCAACCCGCGGGATCGGCCAGGTCCTGGACGGGAAGGGCGGCGATGTCTCTGACAGTCATTAGCGGATAGTGCCGATCCGCGCCGCGTTTTATCTTACCGCCTCCCCGTTCGGGCCAGGGCGGATCAGCATAGATGGTCTTGTATTTTTTCTCGGGTAGGCTCATGCGCTCTCCCTCTTACTCTGCAATATCTCGGCAACCGTAACGTGTAACCGCCGCTCGCGGGCGTATGCCTCGTATAGCTCCGCGATACGGTCCGGCCTTCCGGCGATCGCGGCGATTACCATGCGATAGATCAGGGCGATGGCGGTCATGGTGCGTCACCCTCCCCCTCATCCTCCGCCAGCCTCACGCCGCAAAGAATGTGCGCGTAGTCAGCGATCTTTTTTAAGTCCTCGACATTTCCGCCCTCACCATACCTCGCGGCATATTTTATAATGCTCGCCAGGCAGAAATGTTCAGCGTAGCCCAGTGATATGATCAGGTCCATCGGCTCGACACCGGGCACGATATAGTGATCGCTGCCGTCAGTCTGACAGTAATCCCTGCCGCGCCTCCGGGCCTCGTAGATGTCGGGCGGGCCTGCAGCTTTCCCTTTATGCCTGCTTAAGTAGGTCCTGATCTCCGGCAATGCGAATCCCACAGCGCTCAGGTTGGCAATAAACTGGTCATTTTTATCGCTCATTTCGCGTCCCCTTTCTTTCTGCCGTTGCCGTTTTCCCCGTTCTCCGTCGCCTCCAGCGCAACAGCCTTGACGCCTTCGCCTTTCAACACCCTTTCAGCTTCGTGTTTGGCTTCTGGTGCGCTGTCGGCTTGAACTGCCATCTGAAACATACCCTTGACGATGTAAAGCATCAGATCCCCCTCTCCATGGGATGTTTTGGCAAGGGCATCCAGTGAGTGATCACCAGCCCGCGCCCGTGGTAAAATTCCTCTGAAAATATCGCCCTATTATCGGCATAAACCTTGCAGAAACCATACATTACCTTTGGTATGCGGTGGTGATATGCCGCGAGCAGAACATAGCCGCTTTTTTCAGGCGGTTCGGTAATAGGTCGCCAGTCCACATCAGATCCCCCTCTCCATCAAATCGTCAATCCCCCGGCAGAGGATGTATTCTCCGCCTGCCGCTTCGAGGTCGGCCTGAAATTGCTTCTGATAGTCGCTCTGCTTGCCGGTTTTGGTTTTCAGTTCGATAAACACTATTCGGCCATCCCTGACGGCGATCAGGTCGGTCACGCCCGGGTAGCAGCCCAGCCCCTGCAAGATGTGAAAGACGAACCAGCCCCTGATCCGCAGGTAATCGCGCACCTGCCGCCGAATGTCGGCTTCGGTTACTTTCGGCTTACTCATTCTCCCCACCCCTTCCCCGTCAGGGCTTTATAGGCGGCCAGGGCCACAGCCTCGGGTATGGTGTCGGCCTTGCTATTGCACTCCCCCCAATTTGTGCCAATAGCCACCCCAGTAAACCCAGCCTGAAAACAATCCTTGTAGTCATATATCCGCAACAAATACCCCCGCGCCCGCATCTCCTTGTCCAGCTCCAGCATCGCGTTGCCGTTGGTGGAGTATCTTGGCACCGTCAAGCTGGGCCACGTGCTCACCTGTTTGTGCTTGCGCCGTGGCTCACCATCCACCCACAGCACTTCATACCCCAGCGCCTCCGCCAGCGCCGCGTCCAGTTTACGGCTCATAGTGTCGCCTCCTCCTCGGTTTCTATTTCGGGGCTGTCTTGCCCCACCCATACCTCGGCGGCCATCCCCTGATCGCATAGCCACCAGCCCCGGCTTGCCCGCAGAAGCGCCCCTAAAATGACTTCGCCTATTGCTTGGGCCGCCTGCACCGGGACCGCGTTTCCGATCCGCTCTCGCCACCGGGCCTGACTTCTGCCGGCCAGCTCCAGCGGTTCGCCGTCCACGGTTAGGGGAAAGCCTTGCAGCGCCGCCAGCTCAAGGGTCGTCAGCGGCCGATGCCATGTTCCGTCAAGGGAAATGATGACGGGCGGCGGGTCCGGGCGGTCGGTGTCGGCAGGTAGCCGGGGATCGGATATTGCCGCGTTCCCGGCATGGATGTCGGCCCCCGTGACGGTGTTGGCAGGCTCGTCCCATTCCTGCACGCCGTAAGATCCGGCTCGCGGCCGGCAGTTTAAGCGCGGGTCAGCTATGCTTTGGGCGCCGGCCTGAATGTCCGGTGTCCCTGTGACGGTCCCAGCGGGCCTGTCCCAACTGTTGAGCCGATATTTATTTGTGTAGCCGCCACCGGTCCGCGGGTCGGCAACCGCCGGCGCTCCGCTTCCGAACCTGGTCCCTGTTACGCAGGGCGCTGGTTCGTCAAACTTAACCACCCTGTAAACGGCGGGATGCCGGGAATTCCTTTCGGTCAGTCGCGGGTCCGCTATTGATGCCGCGTTGCTCCCCCTCACCCCGGCATGACCGGTCACGGTTGACGCCGGTCCGTCCCAGCGCTGCACCCCGTAAGGGCCGCCGCCTCGTGGCTGGTAGTCAATGCCATATTCGCCGGGGTTTATTTTTTCAAGGTCCCGCCAGTCGCCGCCGGCAGGTATGAGCGCCAGCCGCACCCAGGTTTTCCATTGCAACCGGGGTAAACGGTGCATAGCGCCGGCAGCCGGGTCGTCCGGTAGCGGCATAGGACCGATAATGTCGCCGATAGTTTTCAGATCCTTCTTCGGCGGCTGGTAGATAAAGGCCGGGATCTTCTCGGGGTTCCGGGCGATCAGGAGATAGCGCCGCCGCCGTTGTCCCAGCCCGCCGATCTCTCCGCAGTCGTGAAAGCCATCCTGCACCGCGTAGCCGTAAGAGCCCAGCAGCCCCTTTATGGTGGTCAGCAGCTCCGCCCCCCGCGTCGTTATCCGCGGCACGTTTTCGAGCAGGAATACGCCCGGCAGATCATCCCTGAAGGCTTCCAGCGCCAGCCAGATCCCGCGCAGGGTCAGGTTATTCAATGCTTGATATTTTTTCGACCGGGCCGCGGCCTTTGGTAGTAGGCTGGAGAATCCCTTGCACGGCGGCGAAGAGAAGATCACGTCCGGCGCTATGTTGCCGCAGGCCGTCCTGATGTCTGCCGGCACTGCTTCGCGCCAGTCCGCCGGCGGTTCATCGCCGTGAAATGCCCGGTAGTCGGCCCGGGAAAACAGATCCATCTGGACCGCCGGGGCCTTCGTCAGCTTCGCGAAGTCAGCGCAGGCTTCCGGGTCGCTGTCGATCCCAGCCAGTGTTACATAGTCGCCGCGCAGCCCCCGCCATTCTTGCCGGGAAAGTTGCAGCCCCAGCGCCGCTCCGCCGGCCCCGCAGAATAGGTGCAGGGTTGAATAGGTATGTTGTTTCATCGCTCCACCATCCCCCTCACACACCCGCTTAAGATAAACTCATTAAATTCATCCTGCACTTCAGGGGGAAAACCGTTATAATACCCACATTTCTTTATCTCACGGAATGCATGATGTTTGCTGGTTATCCAGGCCATATAGTCAACAGCCCTTACTTCCTCGCCGTCCTTGATATCGTGGACCTTTAGGTAAGCCATGAAATATGTGTTGTATTTTTGGGACTTGTCAATAATCAATTTTCCACCCCCGCAATCAGCCTCATACACCCCGCCACCTTCGCGGCCCACCCCGGATCCTCGGCATACCATGCGCCCACCTCTGTCAGCGTTCCGGGCCTCCCCGCCAGCAGCCGGGCCAGATAGTCGATGCACGCCCCGCGGCTCTCAAAGGTCATGCCCAACCCCGGCCCATACGCACCCAGCCCGGCCAGGTTGTTTCGCTCCCGGGCCAGCCGCGAGGTTCCCCAGCCCGATTCATGCGCGCATATCGCGGCCAGCACCACGGCGTCGACACCATGCTCCTGCTCGGCGGCGAGGAAGGCTT